TGCTTTGTAGAACAACATTCCCTGTAGTTAATAAAGCAGCAGGTGATAGTATTGCGATCACCTGGATTATTACTGTAAGTTAATAAAAGAAAAAATACATGTCATCTTCAGCATTGTTAAAATCTGGGTTGCATAACTCAATTGCTAAGGGTCTTTATAGTGAGATCCAGAATCGCACTGCACGTTATTATTACTTCTTAGGTAAGACCCTATCATGGCCAGAAGAGTTGGCTCCTCCATTCCCATTAGATTGTCTTAAGTCTGATTTAGATACACGTAATGAAATCATTACAATGAAAGAGATCCGTTCAACAGATGTGGCTTTCATTGTAGACAGAAGAAATTGGGTTTCTGGAACAATTTATGATATGTATGATGACAACTATTCAGATCAAATAGATGAAATAGATTTAATTTCTGGTGGTTTTGGATTTGCTGATCCCCCAACTGTAACGATAACAGGTGGTGGCGGAACTGGCGCACGTGCGACTGCATATATCGCTAATGGTACTATCATTGATATAGAATTAGATAATCCTGGACGTGGATACACCAGTGCACCAACAGTAACTATAACAGGTGGTGGTGGCGAAGGAGCATCTGCAGCAGCAAAACTTCCAATTTCATATTCTGGTGAACAGAGAATGGAAGACTGTAACTTTTATGTTGTTACAGATGAATATAACGTCTACAAGTGTTTGGATAACAATAATAATGCAGTATCAACATTTAAACCTGTAGGTACTACTGTTGATCCAGTAATTATGCCAGATGGATATATGTGGAAATACATGTATAGTATTCCTATCGCTTTGCGTAATAAGTTTTTAACTGATGCATATATGCCAGTTGTTACAGCATTGCGTCCACAATTCTATTCAAGTGGTGCAATCCAAACTGTTAAAATTGACAAACGTGGTCAAGATTATAGTTTCGCAAACATATCAGTTCAAGGTGACGGATGCAGAGAACTTGACCCATTGTTCATAATCGGAACTAATATATCTGCTAATGGTGAAAACTATGCTTCAGGAACAACGACTGTAGAAATTGCTCCACCATTCGCTGCAACAACATGGGCACCTGGTATTAACGTGTTGCTCGGTCAAAGATTTAAACATAATAACAATGTTTATGAAGTCACATTGCCTGGACAGTTAGCAGCACCAGCCCCAACACATGGTTCTGGTATTATTTCAAATGGAACTTCTGCTTTAAAATACATAGGAACTATCGCAAAAGCTACAGCTACTGTCACTGATGGTGGGGTTACTGCAATTAACCTTATTGGAGCAGTAAGAGAAGTTGTTATCACCGATGGTGGTCTCGGTTATACTTCTGCAGCATCAGTTACATTCTCTGGAGGTGGTGGTAGTGGAGCAACTGCAGCAGTGATTATGATGGGAACATCTGTACAAACTGCAGTTATTACAAACTCTGGCGATAATTATACATCTACCCCAACAGTATCATTTGGAACGCCATGGACTGCTGCAACTTCGTTAACTTTACAACAACAGGTTTTCGTTGCTAACAGACTTTATACAGTTACTGCAGCAGGAACCACAGGTAGCGTAGCACCAACTCATACATCTGGTTCTGCTTCTAGCGGAACAGCAACTTTACAATATGTTGGACGTCCAGCAACAGGAACAGTTGTTTTACGTTACGGTACTGGTTATTCAGTATTACCTAGTTTAACTATATCATCTCCAACTGGAACTGGAGCAGAGGGTTATCTTTCTGGAGTTAAATCTGAAGCTAAACTGCTCCCATTATTAAGTAATGGAGAATTGGTTGGGGTTCAGATTGATGATGGTGGTGTTGGTTATACATACGCAAACTTAACTGTGGATGGTGATGGTGAAGACGCTGAAATTTCAGCAGATTTATCTCCTGGTGATGTAAGTACACTTCAAGCTAACACAGAGTTGTTAACTATTGATGGTAGAATTATGTCTATCAAAGTTACCTCTGGTGGTTTTGGTTATGCCAGTGCTACAGTTACTATCGAAGGTGATGGAACTGGAGCAACTGCTGAAGCAATTTTTTCTTTGGGTAGACTTTCCAAAATTAGAATGACCAATTATGGTCAAGGATATCGCTGGGCGAAAGTTACCATAAGTGGTAATGGTTTCGGTGCAAAAGCCAGAGCTATTATAACAGATTTCGGTGGACACGGTAAGGACTCAATCAATGGTCTTTATACAAGATCTTTGATGTTCTACTCTAGCGTTTCTAGAGATAAAAACCAAGGATTTGAAGTTAATAATGACTTCCGTCAAATTGGAATTATTAAAAATCCAAGAAAATATGGCTCTACATATTCTTTAGAATCTACCCTTGCATCATCTTGTTTCGTTGTTACTGGTGTAATTAATACGAACAATTTTGCAAAAGACCAAAACCTCTATTTGGCAGGAAGTGGAGCTAAATTTAGAATTGTCAATTTAAACAGCAATTCCGCTCTTATTCAAAGTCTTGATAACGCAGTACCAACTGTAGGTGGTGTTTTCACTAATGATGCCTCATTAAGTTTCACAATATCTGGAGTTACTCTACCAACAGTAGATAAATATTCTGGTGATCTGCTTTTCGTTGATAATAAACAAGCGTTTACTCCAACAGCAGACCAAACAGTAACTCTAAGAACTGTTATAAAATTCTAATAAATAATAGTAATTAACTAAAAGAGTAAAAGATGATCGATTTCAATACCGAACCATACAATGACGATTATAACGAGGATCAAAAATTCTATAGAATTTTGTTCCGTCCAAGTTTCGCTCTACAGGCTCGAGAATTAACACAGTTACAATCAATCCTTCAAAAGCAGATTCAGCGTCATGGCGACCATGTTTTTAAACAAGGTGCGATGGTAATTCCTGGACAGATATCAATAGACAATAATGCTGATTATGTTAAATTGCAACCATTATATAATGGTGTTGCTATCGAAACATTCGTTGCAGACCTCCAAGATAAAATCCTTTTAGGTTCAAACAATAACCTAAAAGCTGAGGTTATTAAAGTTCAAAGTGCTGAACAAAATGAGCCAACTACCATCTACGTTCGTTATAAAAATTCAGGTAGTAATGGAACATCTAAGGTTTTTGCTGATGGTGAAGTAATAACTACAGAAGATGAATCATATTCTTTCCAAGTAGTTTCTGATGCGGGTACAGGTAAAGGTTCTATTGTATCTATTGAACGTGGTGTTTATTACATCAATGGATTCTTTGTTTTAGTTGAAAAACATTCATTTATATTGGAAAAATACAGTAATGTACCAACATATCGTGTTGGTTTGCGTGTTACTGAAAAAGTTGTTACTCCAGAAGAAGATGCGACATTATTAGATAATGCACAGAACAGTTATAACTTCGCTGCTCCTGGATCTCATCGTTATTACATCGACCTTCGTTTGGAAAAATTACCACTCAATTCTGTAGTAGATAAAGACTTTATAGAACTGTTAAGAGTTGATGAAGGTGTTAATAAGAAATTAGTCAATAAAACAGAATATTCTGTTTTAGAAGAAACATTGGCAAGACGCACGTATGACGAGTCTGGCGATTATACTGTACGCAACTTTAATATTGATGTTCGTGAGCATAGAACGAATGATCGTGGTGCTTGGTTACAGAATACAACATTTTTAATTGGCGATATCGTAACCAATGCTGGTAAAACATATGTAGCTAAAAACAGCGGAACTTCAGTAACAACTGCACCAACACATACTACTGGAACTGCATATGATGGTCCAGGATCTACTGGTATTCAATGGGAATATACAGAAACACCAAACTATAATCGTGGAATTTATAAAGAAGGTGACGAGAATAAATTAGCTATCGGTCTAGAGCCAGGAAAAGCATATGTCCGTGGTTATGAAATTGAAAAGGTTGGAACTGAGTATGTAGCTATCGAAAAGGCTAGAGCATATGCTCAAGCTGACAACGCATTTATCTCTGCCGATCTTGGTAACTTTGTTGTAGCAACAAACTTATGCAAATTACCTTTAATCAATCAAAACGTAAGGGTAACTCTACAAGATAGATTTACAACAGTTCGTGGTACTCCTGCAGGTTCTACTATTGGTACTGCAAGAATTCGTGCTGTTGAATGGGATAATGGAACATTAGGTTCTACAGCTGCCACATTCAAAATATTCTTGTATGATATTCAAATGAATGCTGGCAAAGATTTTAATAGACACGTCAAACAATTAGCATTAATTTCTGCAGGATTTAGTGCTGACATTAACCCAATCCTTACACAGTTAACTGGATCTATTACTGCTTCTGGAACTGCAGTAACAGGTAATGGAACTTCATTTTTAACTGATTTAATTGTTGGCGATTACATATTTGTTAATGGATCTGCTCATAGAGTTGATTCTATCGCTGGTCAAAATTCATTAACATTGTCTTCTTCATTGACTGCAACGAACTCAGCTTTTGGAATTATCAGAACTAATATTATAGACACTAATACTGAACAATCAGTATTCCCATTACCATATAGTACTGTTCGTTCTTTAAGAAGTGCTCTATCTACAAATGATACAGCATATACTGTAACAGCATTTTTTACAGAAACTGTTGCTTCAGGAAACCTTAACATTAACACTGCATCAGGATCGTTTGCTTCTGGTGCAGTAACTGGAAATTTTATTGTAACTAGAAATGATAATGGTGACATCCTTCCAATTAACAACATTAGCGTGACTGGAAGTTCTGCAGTAATTAACGTAGGTAATACTAATGATGGTAAATCGTGCAGTATTATTGCAACAATTAATAAAACTGGTTCTAGTTCAACAGAGAAGTCTAAGACTCATGTCACTGGTGCAACTGTAACATTCACTACTCAATCTACAGCAACTCCAACAACCCTATCATTGGGTAAAGCTGATTGCTGGAAGATTAACAGTGTTAAAATGGATACAGGATCTTTCACATCACCATCAGGAAATTATACAATAGACATTTCAGATCGTTATGATTTTGATAACGGACAACGTAGTACTCATTACGATCTTGGTCGCATTATCCTTAAAGATACTTATGCGCCACCATCTGCTCCAATCAGAGTAACATTCGAATACTTCACCCATTCAGTTGGCGATTACTGTAGCGTAAATTCATATCCATCTACTATTCCGTATCCAGAGATTCCAGCATCAGTCCGTGATGCTCTAGACTTTAGACCAAGAATTGATGATGATGGGTTGGCATTCACTCAAGCAACTCAATTGCCAAAACGTGGTTCTAATATTACAACAGACTTTACATATTATTTGTCAAGAAAAGAAAAAATTGCTTTAGATATTAATGGCAATTTCTTTAGTTTATCTGGAACCCCATCTTTAAATCCAGGAGACGCTGAGGATCCAGCAACTGGAATGATTCTTTACAAATTAACTTTGGCTCCTTATACATTCGCTACTAACCAATCTAACGTAGTAATTGAAAGTATAGATAACAAACGCTATACAATGCGTGACATTGGTAAACTAGAAAAGCGTATTGATAACTTAGAATATTATACATCTTTATCTATGTTAGAACAACAGACAGAGTCTTTAAAGATTGAAGATTCTACTGGTTTGGATAGAATGAAGAATGGTTTTATTGTAGACAACTTTACTGGTCACAATATTGGTGCTACAGATTCTACAGATTATCGTTGTGCTATAGATATGCAGAAAGGCGAATTGCGCCCTTTCTACACAATGAAAAACGTAAATTTAATTGAAAAAGTTTCAACTAGTGCAGCTCGTTCTGCAGCAAATTATGCTCAATACGGTGATGTAATAACTTTACCTATTTTACAAGATGTTGAACTAATCAAACAAAACTTTGCGTCTCGTTTAGAAAACGTAAACCCATTTGCAGTATTCACATTCTTAGGCGATGTTAAATTAAACCCAGAAACAGATGATTGGTTTGAAACTGATCGTCGCCCAGATATTGTTAACAACGTTGATGGTAACTTTACAACAATTTCTACTCTAGCTGAAAAGGCTGGTGCACTTGGAACTGTTTGGAATGCTTGGCAAACACAATGGACAGGTACTCCTGTTAGTGCTGGGGTTCAAACTTTCTCAGCAGATCGTCGCTGGGGTGATGGTGGTGCTTGGCTAGATTCTCAATTCGGCATTGGTCCTGCAAATAATGGCTGGGCACAACGTCAAGTAACTGCAGAATTGATTGCAACTAATGTTGGTCAATCTAGAACAGGAATTAGAACAGATATCGTCGCTAAGATCGATAAACAAGTAGTTAATGACAGAGTTTTATCTACTGCGGTAATTCCATATATTCGTTCTAGAAATGTTCTCGTTCAAGTTCGTGGTCTAAAACCAAATACTCGCTTTTACCCATTCTTTGATGATGTAGACATTTCTGCATATTGCACACCAGCATCAAAGATTACATATACAACAACTACAGGAACTTTTGATGCTACAACAAACGTGGGTGGTATTGCTGCCGAAGAAGCACGTCGCATTAATGGTGATTCCCAAGTTTGTTTAAATCGTGGCGACTTTATCCGTGGGGTAACTTCTAACGCTACTGCAG